TGCCAAGAACCCAGCTGAACAAGCAACGTTAGAACAAGATATCTGTCGGTATATTGGTTATTGCGATAACTTGTATGAAGGTAAAGTGAATGTACATGAAGTTGTAGAAAAGCCAATTGAAGTAAAAATTAAAGGCTCTTTGGCTTCTGTACATAACACAGATATGGTTAAGACACAGATCAAAGAATTACTTGTAGAACGATACGGGCGTGAATCATTGAGCTCAAGTCGTTGGCTGGTTAATGGCTTTAATACGCAAGAAATGGGGAAGCTGATTAATGACAATATTGTGGCTTTCCAAGACCGGATGAGTGACTTTACCATTATGCTTTCAAATGAGTTGAATAAGCCTAATGAGTGGGTGTATGTGACAAAAGACAGCATTACTGTTGAGTTGGAACGCACCGCTGATATTTCGGGGGCTACATGGACCCTATAAGCTTTACTCGGCCTATCGATGAACACTATGTGAGTACGGGCTTGCAAACCGCACTTGCTAAAGCATTTAAACAAGTATTTGCACAAAACTTTGAGCAGTCCATTCAAGATTTATTGGATTACGGTTGTCCTCATATCGGTAGTAAAACAGTTGTAGAACGGTTCTCTAAACAAAACGGACTTGTTGTATTACGCCGAAATAACACCTCTGACACGTTAATGCGAATTATCTATGCCAATTGGAGCAGCATGGGTAATAAAAGAGGATTAGCGTTTTTAGAGTTTGTTTTACGAATGTTGTGGGGGAAAGATCATTTTCAGATTATCCGGCTATGGCACAGCTTGGAAAAGCTAAAAGAATATCCAGCCTATTTGTCTGATTTTGAAAAGCCAAATTACTTCTTAACAAGTCGGATTAGGATTGTTTTAGATAAAACAGTTGATGCAAATGAAGTGGTAGAGCTGTCACCGATATTACGGCGTTTAGTACCAGCAAATATTGTCGTTAAAGTTCACTCAATGGCGTTTGATAGAGATTTAGGCACTACAAGCTTTGCAGCGGCAATAGCAGCTAAGCCTTATGCAGTCTATAACTTCCTTTAATTCAATTGGAACTGTTGAGTTAGCGCTCAAATACAAAATGATTTCATAGTCCTGTTCATTAGTTCAGGACTTTTTTATATGCAACAAGCTCAAGACAATGTTTTAGTAGGAATCGCAGAACCTATCAATGGTCAGGGAGAAAACTTATTAATTGATCATTTCTTAGGATATGCAAGCCATGAATTAGAACCACAAGAAATTGATAAAGTTATTAAAGGGGAAGTGGTTGAAGGCATCACGGAATATGCTCAGGGCCATTACTATAAGATTTCAGCAAATCCTGAAAACCAAAATGCAAAAGATTTTGAAATCAGTATTCATTTTCAGGATGGCCCAATTCCAGAACATGGTGTGAATGGGGTTACCAGTGAAGCATTGTTAAAAGTACTTATTCACCGTACTAAAACCTTGGATGAAAAATTTCCGAGTGAGTTCAACAAACAAGCCATTATTTATATGGAAAGTGCGCTAGAAGAATTTAATAAGCGTACAGCTGAACGCCGTGCTCGTGGTGTTGAAGGCACACTTGTTAAGTAATGGGGTGATGTATGCGTTTAAGTATTTTTTGTCGAAAGCGTGGTTGCTCTCAATTAATTGACTTATCTCAAATGGATTGTTTGCAAGTCTCCCAAAGTGAACATAGAGGCGGCATGGTTAGTGAAAGCTTTTATGACGTTTTTATCTCACTTAAAAGTGGATACATCTTTGATGCAACCATTGAAGATAAACAGCATGACAAGCTATTGGAATTGATTGAGTTTGATCAAAAGATTTGATTTGGAACTGATTAAATTTCAACTATAGAACAACTGAAACAATAGCCTCAATCACAGCATTGGGGCTTTTTTATGGCTAGCAAAAATAGAAAGACAAAAGTTCTATCTTACAACTTACATGACCGATGCCGTAAATTTACCGGTGTTGATCGAAGTAATGTCGATGTAGATGCAATGGTCAACTTGATCAACAGTGACCATGTACAAGAAATGGTTGCTACTAATTCATTACAAGGTTTTTACGGTCATCAAATTCGACAGCGCTATGGTATGGTGCCGCCTGAAACGGTGATCATTAAAGGTAAAGTTGTATATCTTTCACGGGCGTTTAAAACAATTGAATTACGTGCTTCAAAGGATGGAACAGTTGAACACCGAGAAGAGTTTTATGATAACGAGCCTGGTGAGATCGCATTACAAGATTATAAAGCCCAAGCGGGTGGTTTTAGCACATCAGTCAATTACAAGAATGTCGGTGGCCGTTTAATTCCAACGGGTTTTTTTGGTTTTGATTTCGTTGCACAACCAAATTATGCAAGTAATGTAGGGGATGGTCAGTTATTTGATGGATTATTTGTTCCTGAAGAGCCAGAAGGTGTTGTTTCTTGCTTTGATAGCGCAACAGATATTTCACAGTTATCACAGCCCGAAATTATTATTGCCCAATTACTTGAAGATCAAATTTTACAGACATACGACAATATCAATAGTCAGCTGCATCTATTAACCGAGTTAGGAAATGCTCAAGGATTAGTGGGTGAATTATCAGAAAAATTTGATAAACAGAAACGCCTGCAACAACTTAGAGAAGAACGCAAAAAAGAACTCTATACGGGTATGGTAAATCCTGTGAAGAGTTTTGATTCAGTACAACAACAAGCTGAACAAATCATTCAAAGTTTGGACAATCCAAACGTAAAAGAGAAACCTAAAAAGCCGAAAAAGTCTTTTGGCAGTATCTTTAGTGTATGGGGGTAAAAATGAATTACCCCAACGATTCGCTTAAATGCATCCAAAACGCTTGGTATAAGCAGCTTGTCAATTTTCGTGCTTGGTATATGCCTGAGACACAATTAACGGCAGACTGGAAGTTGAGAGCCATTGGTAACGCTATAAAAGCATGTCCGTCACGGATGATGGACGATTCAGAAGCAATGCTTTCTGAATATAGAAAAAGCCAGAAGCATGAGGAAGAATCCAAAGTGCTTTTACCTGTAATGCTTACTGCAACAGCGTTAACTGACCAACCCCCTGATGTAAATCAATTATTACCAGTGCCTGATTTTATTGAAACGGTCATTGATGAGAAACGGGTGAAGGTTCGTCTGGTGCCGACAACTGTACGTGCTCAAATCGCTTTCTTTGCCACCAATCCCAATGATCTGCGTTCAGTAATTGGGCAATTTTGCGCGTACATGTCTAGCAATGATAACCGTCGTTTTAATGTGCCATTTCAGCAATGGAATGATCATGTATTTAATTCAACATTCACTGTTTTTGAAAATGAACTTTTTCCATCACCAGTCCCAAGCGAAGCAATCAATCTTTCTATCTCAACTGTAGATATTCAGCTCGTGGGTTATACACCTAACGTCATCGGTTTCGGTGGTCCATTCGACCAAAACACAGGTAATGGCTATGAACCTGACGGCTCAGCAACGGAACAGCCCGCAATCAACGACAAAGTTGTAGTGCAAGCTGATCAGTACACATCACTCGATCACCAGCGTGTGAAGGGTGATAGAGAAACAGGTGAAATTACAGTTGAGCGTATAGATGACTGACTTAATCGATAAGGCACAAGAAAGTGCTGATTATTTATTGCAGCAAGAAATTGCAAAGCGATGCCGTTTTGAAGGCGAATCTGAAAAAGAATGTATTGAATGTGGTGAAGAGATACCAGAGCGCCGCCGTGCACTTGGTGGGGTTAAATTCTGCATTGAATGTCAAACCAAGATAGAACGTAAACGGCGCTAAGGATACATGTAATGTCTGGAATTATTCGTATAGACAGCCGTGTTGCTGGGTTTTCTGATCAACCAATTCGTCTCATTGGTGCCGCATTTGCGGATACTGGTGAACTTGTTATTCAAAAAACTGCCGTTTATTCAAATTTACCTGTACCAAGTGATTTAAGAGATCAAACGGTTGTTGTTACTGATTCACCTGACCAAGTACAGAATTGGCAATTAAGTTTCAATGCTAAAGAGCACTTAGAAGAAGTGATTTCAATTTACCAAGCTCGTTTCAGAGCAAAGTTAATTGAAATTGAGCCGAAGCTGAACCAGTACAATCCTAAGAACGTACTTGAAATCCGTAAGGTCGATAAAAACGGCCTTCAGCAAGAATTTGATAGCAGCAGCTTAAACAACGGCCACATTGCAATCCTGTTAGCAGTTTGGGCTAGTACAAAAATTGCTAAAGGCTTTTCAATTACTGAAGGGAATCAGTTTGAAGAAGATGCAGTAGATCCAACAATGCTTCCTTTTTCAATCTTTTAATTAATGGTGTTTTTACGGTATGGCTTTGGCACCATTAAAAGAAATTCCCGAATGGTGGGAACTTTGTGAGCGTTATCGATACGACATCTATGCTTTCGCCGTAGAAGCATTAGGTGTCGAACCCACATGGCAACAAGAATTACTTTTTGAATCTATTGCATTTGATGGTAGCCGTACTTCAGTTGCGTCAGGTCACGGTTGCTTTGGAAAAGGGACTTTAATCAAATTAGCCAATGGGGACTTCATCCCAGTTGAGCGTATTAATTTAAATCATAAGATTCTCGCTGCAGATGGTAAGACAGAACTAGATGTAATTAAAACAGTAACCGGTTATCAGGAAATGTACCGGTTTGAGTATGAGAACGGTAAATCTCATACATTCAATAAATCACATATCCTTTGCTTAATCTCTTTATACGATGGTAATGGTTGGTCGAAGGGCGACAAGATTGAATTGCTTGTTTCTCAATATATGAACCTAAAACCTGAAAGTAGAGAACAGTTTGCATCTTATAGGCTTATAGATGGTGAACATAAGCCTTTAAAAATCACATCGGTTGCCGAGCTTGGTGAAGGCAAATATTACGGTTTTGTACTCGATCCAGATCCATTTTTCTTAGGTGAAGATAACTTAGTACTACACAACACTGGTAAAACGGCCAGTGCCGGTATTGTTGCCTTATGGCATCTCTTGTTTTTTGATGAATCAATCATGATGTTTACTGCTCCGCAGATTGGGCAGTTAAAGAAACAAGTCTGGAAAGAAATCAGTATCAATCTAGCACGATTGAAGCAAGGGCCTTTGGCTTGGCTTGCTGATTATGTTGGGTACCAGTCTGAACTTGTATACATCAAAGGCTACAAAGAAAAATGGTATGTCTTTGCGAAGACAGCACCAAAACATCAACCTACTAACTTGGCTGGTAACCACGGCGATAACTACATGGTCTGGGTCGATGAGGCCAGTGGTGTAGATGATGCTGTCCTTGATGTAGCTTTTGGTGCCTTAACGCACGAAGACAACCGTGCAGTAATGACCTCACAGCCTACCCGTAACGCGGGTATGTTCTATGAGACTCATCACAAGTTAAGTCATCGAGCTGGTGGTGTTTGGATTGCACTCACATTTAACGGGGAAGAGTCACCACTAGTTAGTGAACAATCCTTACAGGAACAACGGCAAAAATACGGCAGCAGGGAAGATGCTCAGTATAAGATTCGTGTACTAGGTGAATTCCCAGACTTATCAGATGAGTTCTTAATCACGAAGCGTCAAACCGAAGAAATGTATGTTGGCGCGAGTATTTTTGATGACCATCAATTCGGTTATGTCATTACTGTTGATGTTGGTGGTGGTGTTGGCCGTGACGATTCAGTAATTGTTGTTTCTAAAGTTTGGGGTGAAGCGCAATGGGGAGAGCGCGCACGCCGTGTAGAAGTTGTAGATATTCCATTATGCAAAAACAGAGATGATATCTTAGAACTATTTGCAAAGATTAATGAGCTACTTTTACAGTACCCAAATGCTAACTTGGTTGTAGATGATAACGGGGCGGGTAAAGGTTTAGGCCAATACCTTAAAAAGCAAGGTATTTTCTACGTTCCTGTTTATTGGGGCTCACAATGTTTTAGTAATGACAATAGAAAAGAGTTTACAAATAAACGGTCATTAGCTTATGTGGGCTTAGCTCGAGCAATCGCAAATGGCCGTTTTAAAATAAAAACGAAGAAACACAATGTGAAAATTAAAGATCAGTTAATCCACGTTCCATACCGTTTTGATGACTTTGCTCGTTATAAAATCTTAAGCAAAGACGAAATGAAACGGATGGGAATTAAATCACCGGATATCGGTGATGCTTTTGCTTTCTTATTCTTGGAAAACGTTCACTACACTGAAGCTTACGAAACTGTAAATGTCACTGACGATACACCGGAAGGCCGTGAACAAGCTGAACGTAAGTCAAGATTCAGTGCTTTAAGAGAAGCAGCTGAAAAAGAAAATGATTAGTTATATGGAACTGCCCACTTAAATACCTATTCTTCATAACTACCATAGATCAATAAATCATATGGGTGGGTTATGGCTATTAACTTCTTTTTAACTGACGCAGGTCGGAATGCATTAAATAAAGTGGGTGATGTTGCTAGCTTTGGTGGGGAGCTTACCCATCTTGCTGTTGGTACCGGCAAATTTGATGCATCAGTAGAAGCGAAAAACCTAACTTCTCTTAAAAATGAATTAGCTAGATTTTCTCTTAACGGTGGTGGTGTAGATACAGAAACGGGTACTTTGCGTTTTGTAATGAGTATTGAGCCCACTTTAACAATGGAAGTGTTTGAGATGGGTATTTACCTATCAGATGGCACTTTACTTGCGGTGGCCTCGACTACAGCTGCTCAATCAATCATGTCTTTACATGCAAACGTAGTAGCCATTGTAACATTTGGATTTGTTTTAACTGACGTTAATTTAAAAAACGTAACTATCAAGATTGATCCAAACACACCAATTGCTGTGATGTTGATGAATCAGCATAGTGCAGATGAAGACCCTCATCCACAATACGGCGCGTTAATTCGTAAGCTCATGACTGAACATAATCAGCATGAGGATCCGCACCCTCAATATGCATTTGAAAAAGACGTAAAAGCCAAAGACGATGATTTACAACAACAGATTGATGATCTAGATCTTAGTTCCAAAAATTTGTTGCAGCAGTTAATCGATTTCAAGAAAAACTTAGATGCTCAATATCCAAAATTAATTGGAGCAGGTGTAAATATTGGTAGCTCAGCCACAGTTGAACTAGGTGGCAAAGTTACTGATTTACGTGATTCAAAGTATGCAATCTATTTAACACCAGAAAGCCCACATGAAGCATGGAAGCTTACCCGTGCTGAAAAGGGTTTTTCATATGAAGTTTGGGACCGCTCAGGTCAAAACCGGATAGGGTATTCAGGTACTGTGAATTGGTCCGTTGTTCAGGTAGCTGCAGAAACACTAAACGATGGAAACGGCGATTACACAGTCCCAGGTGTTTATATCATTCCAATTCAACCGAAAGAACAAAAAGAATTCATTTTGGTTGGTGCTGGTGGTGCTGGTGGTGGCAGTGTCTGGGAGTTAGGAGCATTGGCACATAAGACCAGTGGAACAGATACACGCTTACGTTTAAATGAACTTGATTTGGCGGTTGTTGGCGGCGGTAAAGGCGGTACCAGTGGTCAGTGGTCGAATGGTAGTGCTTTCTCAAATGGTGCTGGTGGTTTAGCAGGTGTAATCACTGTGACATCAAACATAACCGAAATTTCACGCAAGCTTGGTAACGCTGGTACAGCTGCAAACCAAACAAACCACAAAGGCGGCGCATCAGTAAGTCCAGTATCAAACTGGGGTGCTGGTGGTGATGGTGCTAATGGTGTAGGTGATGATGGCTGGGCACTTGGTGGTGGTGGTGCAAGTGGTGGTTTACTCATTTGCCGATATGTGAATTCAACCGAAAAAACTCAGTATATGACTTTAGTTGTTGGTGAACCTGGTGTTGCAACCGAAAGTAATGGTAACACTGGTAAAGCAGGTACTGGTGGCTTTGCTCGTGTAAGTACTGTTAAAGCTTAAATAGGTAAAACAGTATGAGAAATGATTATCGAAATGCTATTAGAGACTTAATTCACCGGAATCTTCAACAAAATAATATTCAGAATCTGATTGTTTGGGAAATCAAAGACGATGAATCTCAAGATCCATCACTGTTGAGTTTGAAATTATATGGTTCAAGAAACCATATTGATGCAGTACTTGTGGCGTGTGGTGTGAACGGCGTTTGGGAAAAGTTACCTCTTCATAAGGTGGCTTTTCCAAGGCTTGTTGATCTTTTAAGACTTCAAAAAGAATACTTGCAGGATAATTAAAATGTCAGCATTCAAGCCAGATGATTTACGCCGTGCCCAGCTGCAATTAAACCAGTCTTTGCAAAATGGTGGAGTTCGTAGAGATCAACAGAGCCGCCAGCGTGCAGATAGAGAACAGCGGGCATTTGCAGAAAAAGAAATTGAATATGATGATTGGGGACGAAAGATCCCTAAACCTATGTTCTTGCGACCACAAGATATTGCCCAAGGGGAAAAATATGATGTCGAAAGAGTACTTTTTACAACATTAGGTCAGCGAAATGGAGAAGTACCACGGCGTATTACCCGTGATGATATCTTGGCATTTCAGGAAAACATTCAACTATTAAAAGATCAGTATAGTAAGGGTATTACCCCTCAAAACATCATTAATTTAAGCCGACAAGACGATATTGATCGGGCAAATGAGCAAATCTATTTGGCGGTTCCAGTAAGCAGAAAAGCTGGTTTAGTTCACTTGCTTACTAATGCCGGACCAAATAGTAAAGTTTTAAATCATCACGTTGAGATTGAGTTTTCTAACTTTAAATCTGTTGTTTTTGATATCGATAAACAGGCATTAAACACCGTCAAAAACCGCTTGGCTAAAGGCAAAATCAAATTTCAGTGTGATTGCGAACGTCATACGTTCTGGTACCGCTATATGGCAACTATTGGCGGCTATAATTTAGGACGTGATGAGGGCGGCTTTCCGAAAATACGTAACCCGCATTTATCCGGTGTGGCTTGTAAACATGTATTGCGCGTTGTTAAGTGGATTAGTTCACCATCCGGGATTGCCTACCTTAAAAAGGAAGTAGAGAAAGACCGTAAGAAACAAGTAGGTGCACGGTATAAGCAAACAGATAAGCAAATACAGAATTCAATAAACGAGCAAGTAAAGGATTTGATGAATGGTTCTGTTAAGCCGATCAAAGCCAATATCCAAAAAGCAGAAAAAGAAATGATGCGTAGAGCTGATAAAGTTGCCAAAAAGCTCTTAGAACGCGAATTAAAAACCCTCAAACGTTTTGAAGTGGAAACTGTTAGAGCGAGTCAAATTGAAAGAATTCAAGCCTTACATAAATCAGGCGCAATCGACAATGACATGTTAAATGTCTTTATGAAGGGTTTAAGTCGAAATGCTAAATAGATCAGTAAATCAAGTTGCAAATGGACGCCGTTTAGCAGCTAGACGTGTTGTGATGAATGCTCTAGCAAGTATTCCCGCGCAAATTTGGCGAAAAGAAGTCATTTTCAATAATCCGGCTGAAGATTCAAAACCTTTAGATCCTCTTTCTTTTGAAGCGAACACTTTATCGATTCAAGACGAACCCAACTACAAGTATGAATATAAGGGCGCTGCTTATGTTCATTTCGATAAATTTAATGGTGGTTATATTCAAAAGAACTTCTCAATGAATAACCCATCTGACTTGGTGCTAACCGCTCAAGTAGAGCCATTCAATGAAGAATTAGATGATGTTTTGGAAAGGATAATCAACATCCCTGACTTGATTCTTAAAGAAGGTGATCTTTTAGGTTTAATGATTTATGAAAATCTAATGTTGTGGTTTGAGATTGTAAATATTACTGGTTTTAGCCTCATGGCAGATTTTGGCAGTAAGTATGTTTTAAACCGTAGAGATGATTTGTTTATTTCACCTATAGGTGATGGAGAAACTAAATGAGCTATTTAATTTTCAATGAAAAAGGTAAAAAGACAGGCGACATTGAAATAGCTGAACAATGTACTTCTGCAATATTCAATTACCAGGTAATCGGGAACGGGGCAGAAGTAGAGTTTTTCGGAAGCAATATTCCATATGCAGATCCGCAAAACGATTCTCACTGGGTGTCTATTCTTACATTAACAGCTGCTGCGCCTGATACTGAACCGTTTAGACAGCATTGCTGGGATAAGCTCCGTTATAAAGTGAAAGCAGGTGATAATGTGGAGATTTATGTTTCAAGTGGTGTAAGCGGATAGCTATATAAATAAAGGGCTGAGATGGTCCTTTAGCTACATTTTCTTTGTCCTCAATTCTGGGGACTTTTTTATGTTTGGAACCGACCAGCTTTAGTAAAAATACGTCATGTCAGACTTTCTGCATCTTACATAGAAAGCCAAAGGCTGGTTTAAAATGACTGTGTTAACAGAAGAAATTCGTAAAAAGTATGATGCTCAACAACTAGCTACTGTTCAGTGCCGAAATTACTATTTCAAAAGTCCTGAAGAGCTTGAAAATGGGTTTGACAGTGCTCAAACAGCGGCAGAAGAGTATCCAGAAGTATTAAAAGCAATTTTTGATTCAATTGGCATCGAATATGCGCCAGAAGTTGATAAAGCTGTGATGTTTGGGGTATCACAATATCAATCACGTCATGGCGGTGAATTACCGCATCCTTCAATCATTGCAGCTGCATTAACTGCTGGTTTAAGTGGTGCGAAACAAGCAGCTGCTTTGCCTGCCGAAACCCTTAGCTATTACGATAGTATTAATGAATCTGGTTTTGATGATGTAAATCACCAGCATCATGAATCTGTAAGCATCGTTCCAGCAATTACAGTTGCTACTATCGCCAACGTTATCGCTTATGCAACACCTATCGTTGCTATGATTCCCAACTCAAATGGCTCAAATGAAGTACCGATTGTATCTATTCGCTTTATCACCAACCGTGATTTTGGTGCAATGAAGAAATCAGAATACTTAGATGGTGCAAATGCTTCTAAGCCTTATGTTGAAGGACGATTCCGTTTTGCATTGTCTAATGGTGGCGCAGGTACAACTTATACTGTGACTGCACGAACTGGTTATGAAGACTTCAAGGCTAAAACACCTGACGCCAAAGCGAGTTTATTGCCATTTATTGCGGGTAATGTATCTATCAAGATCAATGGTAAAGAAGTTGCGCATACTCGAAATCGCAGTAAATCAAAATTTTCAGGCAAGATTTCTGCTATTGCTGAGAAAGACGTAGTAGTAAACGGCGTTGAATATCGTGTTGTTGGTAGCGAAATTGATATTTCAGCTAGCAAAATTAGCGTGACATTAAATGAAGCATTACCAGCTGGTGCGAAAATTGAAGTTCATCTTGTGGCGGATTTTGATGCGCGTGATGGTAATGATAACTATCTATTAACCCCAGTAGGTGTTGATTTCGAACCTGAATATGAAACATTGATTGCGTCACCTATCATGGCACGGGTAACAGCTTCAACACTATTACAATCTCAGCTAACTAACGAACTTAAGCTTGGTTTTCTGGGTCAGGCTTTAGCAATTGTGCAAGGTAAAATCTTCTTAGAACAAACTGTACGTTTATTAGGTGAAGCAAAAGATTTAGCTGAATACTCCGCTCGTGAAGTTACTTTTGATGCTTCTCGTGGTGTGACTGGAAAATTAGCAGCTGCATTTAATACTTCAGGTGACTTGTTTGCGGAAGTAAATAAATTTATTGCAGCGGCCAAATTGGATATTAACCAACGTACTGGTGGCTCTACCGTAGCATTTGACTTATATGTTGGCGATACTGGGTCAGTATTCTTTAATCAACTGTCAAGCGACAAGATGCCAGTTAAAACCGGATACACTGCTGGTTACGGTCAAATTGTCCGTATTGGTACTCTTGCAGATGGTACTAACGTTTACCACGCACCGTCAGCACAAGAGCTTGTAGCTGAAGCAGATACAGCGTTTGATATGCTTTTAGTTGGTCGTGGTAATGAGCCAATTCGTGCGCCGTTCGTTGGCTTTATTCAAACGCCTCTTTCAGTTATTGAAACTCGACCAGATGCGCGTGAATCAGTACTTACTTTAATCGGTGCTCAAGCAGCCGAAATGAACCCGTTAGAACGTTATGCTGATCAAAGCTATGTCATCCACTGTATCAATATGCCATCCCTCAAAAATTCGTAAGTAAAACAGATAAGGGCGCATTTAGATGCGCCTTTTTACCCTATTTATTGAAAGGAAAATCTCATGGCTGCAGCAACACAAAACACTGACGAAACTTTATCTTCAACTGACGAACAAGCGACTACTAAACCAAAAAACACACGTAATAAAACCAATAAAACTACAGAAACACAGAATACCCAAGCTGGTGATGAAAAAGCTTCAGACCAAGGTGATTTGTTAAATAGCCAAGGTCCTGAAGACGGCGCATCTCAAGATGAAGGTAATAAACCTACTGATTTGAAAAATGGCGATTCAGATAATGAAGAGTCCAATACTCAAGAAAATGGAAATCCAACTGAAACATCGAATGATTCTGTCAAACCTTCAAATGATCTAGATTCTAATGGTGGTAAGTCTGGTGATGATGTGGGGAATGAATCGGATCATGTCCTTAAAGAAACTGATACTTCTAAAGTTAATACTCCCATTACGGATTTGTTAACAGTATCAGGTGGGAGTAGCGTGGATCCGCTAGTTATTAAAATTACTAATAACGGATTTTCAACAGTTTTAGAACCGTTATCACGTGTTGCTATTGAGGCAGGTAAAACAGCAAGTATTACGTGTCATAACCAAACATTTAAACATCAAGTACTGGAAAACTTACGTCAGTTGAAGGGGCTTGGTAAGAATCTAACTGTTGAGTAACAAGATGACTATTTTCATTATTGATGGCACGAACCCAATTATGGATGCTGTAGGTGATCATCCTACTGAACGAAGTATTACACTTCAAAATAACGGTTTAAGTGACATTACCGAACCATTTACACAAGTTTTGGTACAAGCTGGTCAAAAGGTCACATTCACTTTGATCGGTGACGAAGCTCATAAACAATTGCTAGATAACCTAGATCAAATTAATGGCTTGAAAGGTAATGTACTTCAAATTGTACCTACTGAGGCAGAAGAGCCTACAGAACCTGCTAGCGGATTATAAAATTTAGGAAATGAAAAACCACTTTCGAGTGGTTTTTTTTACATTGGAACTAGCCAGAAAATCAAAAATGCCAACGGCTCAAAATACTTAAAACAAATAGCCTTGGGCGTGTAATGTAATGAATATACTTGCTCTATCAAGTACAGGTGAGCTATCCCTTGTTGCAGGGGCCAGCCCATCACTAAAACTGGAATTTGATACTCACAGTTATCTTGCAAATACAGAAATCAATGTGGCCTTTTTTGCGAAAGTAACTAGCCCACGCGGTCCTGCAGATATTTCTATGCGTTTGGAAATACGTGATGCGGTAACAGGTGATCAAATTGTTACTGTTCAGGGATTAGTAGATGGAGACATTGAAAATTCTGCTTCTATTGTCGCTGTAGCTGATGCGAAAGAATATTTCGAGCGATTTGATTTATCGTTAGGTATTGATGCGTTACAAGCAATTCTCAAATCTAATGCTTATAACGAATCAAATAGCTTAGGTCGTGCATCAAAAACGTTGGCATTGGAAGACGAATCGTTACCGTCATTTAAACCAGATGAACTATATAAAATTCTGACAAGCCAATTAAGCACACCAGCATATCTGACTTTACCAAATCCTCATGATTTACCAATTTATGTTGCGGCTCAACGTGCAGCTACAAAATTACGTATTCCTTTGGATGCTGAAATCAACCCAACTTTTACAGCTGAGCAAGCAGCTCAATTTGCGACAAGCGTAGATGCTCAATCTCAGTTTGTTCAATTCATTTGGAGCCCGAACCTTTGCCGCCCATCTGATGCTGTCACGCTAAGAGGTCGAAAGGTACCAGCTTATTATTTGGGCCATTACATCGGCGATAAATTATTACGTAATGCAAAGTTAAATAAACAAGGCTTTGCGCCGTTAAAAAATGCAGTAGCTTGGAAAGATTATCCCTTTACAGCAAAAAACTTAAGCCAGATGCCGAATACTGATCTTGAAGATGAACAGACTCAAGAAATGTTGGCTAAGGCTAAAGTAAATGTAGTTCGCCCAGTTAAGTTTGAAACTACATTATTTGTATTAAGTGATGTGCTTACGCAATACCAAAGCAAAAATAGTGCTTTGCGTTTAGTTCCCGCCGCGGAGATTTCGGCTCGGGTTACGAATAAATGTATCGAGATCCTGCGGACTTATATGTTCCAAGCTACACCGGACTATATCAAAAAAGCTGGTGATGACATCCAAGAGTTTTTAGAAGGTGCTTCTAGTGAAACAACCGGTTGGTTGCAACCGGCTGAAGACCTAGGGGGTAAACCTTTTGAGTTCAGTTTAATACCTGACAAAGACTATCCATATGAGCGTGTACGACTCTATTTAGCCCATGGAGTTGTTGGTACAACTCGTGCCGCAATTTTTGATGACGACGTTTTAGTTAAATAATTTTATTAAGGATCTATCAAGATGAATCCATTTGGACCCACTACTGAAAAACCATTAACTTTACGTGCTTTTGATTCAGCAGCGGAGAATATTTCTACCGTTGTAAGTAAGGTTTCAAGTACTGATCGAGAACAGCAATCTGTGATTGAACAAGTACGACAAATTGCTCTGAACATTCTATCCGATACGGTAGATACAATCAGTGAAGGTAAGCTTGAAGAAGGTGAACTGGGCGTTGATCATTTAGACGCATTAATTGTCGATGCATTAGATGGTGCAGATGATGAAGAAGGAATCTATGAAAACGCTTTAATGGCTTCTCTTTCCGATGCTTTCTTAACATTTGGCGTTGACGCTTCTGATATTGAAGAGATCTTTAGTGATGATACAGAAGTTGCTGATGCGGCGTTAGAAGCAGCAGCCAATACAGTTCTTGCTAATATGCCAGACGATGGCCCAGAACTTGAAGAACTGGTTCGAGAGTTTATTTTCGGTGAAGCGGATGAAACTGAAGAAGGTTTCGATTCAATGGCTAAAAAAATTAAAGCTCGAAATGGAGCATTTAGCCAACGGAAAGTAAATGGGCGAAAAATTCACTACCGTGGTGTGCTGGCTATTCGTCAAGGTGTCAAAACCGTTGTGAATAAACGATTACCTGGTCAAAAGGTCCGTTTAACTTCAGCACAAAAAGCTGGAATGAAAAAAGCTAGACTTCATGCTTTTACTGCGAATGCAATCAAAAAGCGTTTACGTTCATTCAAAAAAGGTAAACGCTTAGGTATTTACTAATTACTCATAGGTAAGGTCATTTTTTGGCTTTACCTATAATCCATTTAATTAAGGAAATACTCATGAATACAACTCAAATCATAGGTGAAGCGCCTGGTATTCAATATCAGAAAAAAACTGATAAAACAGAAACAAAGACCAATCAATCATTAACTGACACAATTATTATTGGTCGTTTTTTGCGAGGGCGTTTTGATGCACCGATGACAATACATAAGGGTAATATCCGTGGTGAACTAGGTTATGAACCAAACAATCCTGATTATCGTTGTGTCCAAGATGCGCTAGATCGGGGTGTACCTTCAGTACAGGTTCTGCGAGTACCACCAAATATTGGATAAAAAGCAGATTTAAAAAGCTACCTTTTAGGGTGGCTTTTTTTATGGAACCAATCAAATTTTAAGTGGATATTACCTTTTAATCTTGGGGCATATTAAAGCTATTGAGCATCAGAAATATGCAACAATCTAATCCGATTTTACTAAATCAGCTTAAACAAGATTCCATTGCTCTACAGCAACTTGGTTCACCATTATTAGCGTGTCAGGGGATGTTTGTTCCTCGTGGCATGGAAGACCTTCGCTTCTTATTTAAAAGTTGCCCACGGCCGATTGTGAGTAATGAAGATCCAGCAGAAGTTCAATATGCGGGTGGATTTACTGGAATTGTTGCTGGTCCCCCGAAAACCCATTACACAGGCAACCTTCAAATCCTAGTAACTGAAGCAGGGCATGATCAACTATTAGCTGAATATGTCGTAGCTAGTGGTGGAATCATCCATGGTGATTATTACGATGGCCGATTAGGAAGTTTTACACGCTCATATGCACTTGAAAACTGTGCTATTCGCTTTGAGTCAGCTGAGTATGATACAGATAGCCGATCTCAAGTTATGACTGTCTCTTGCCCAATCGACTATAACTACTTTGGTAGCTTCGCAAACATTGGTACCAACGGCAGTATTCAGCCGGGTAAAAAAGAAATTGCTGGTACAGCTGAGCTTGTTAATCGAGTTCAGCAAGTGATCAATACTGCTCAACAAGCAACTAATCTTGCAAATGCCGTGCAAGGCGTTGGTCGTCAACTGGGCAATCTATTTGGGTAATGGCTATGAAGTTATTACCTGAATCTGAAGGGTATGCTGTAGTTGCTGGTTCTATCCAGCAACTTTCAGAAGAACTCTATAAAGAATATCAATTATCGGGCTATTCAATTTTGCTTGATGATATCGTGAAAGCATTTTTAGATGAGGCAAAATATTATGCCGGATGGGCTGTTTTAGATTGTCAAACTAAAGCTACCACGAGTATTGAACTGAATGAAACTATCCTACTTAGCGGTGATGAGTACGTAATCATCCAACCATTAGTAAAAGCTCACTGTGATCTTTTGCAAGCTAGATTGGTTGAAGCTACTCGTGGGCTCGGAGTCGAAAGTTATGGGCTATCTGTATCAGAAGCTCAACAGAACTATAATGAAAAGAAAGACGCTTTGCCTAAACTTGCGTTTTGTATGGCCCCAATGAGTTTTAATTTTAACTTGGGGAACCGTTAATGCAAATCACCATTGTATCTGCGGGTAAAATTATTCCAGCATCTGAGCTGATTAGTGCAACTTTAAGAACTGATCTCGTACCTATTCCTGCATCCATTGAGTTCACAGTTCAATCTACTACTGAATTAGACTCCCTTTTAAAAGAAGGGGAGCTACTTACTGTAAATGACATATCTCATCCTTTCGAACTTATCAAAGTCACCCCTTTAAAAACTCAGACTATTAAACAAGATCGGCGAGTAGGTGGCATCTCATGTATTGGTATTTTGGCTGGTTGTAAAAGACTTATTGAATATTCAAAGCAAGCAATTATTAGTAATGAAACTTCTTTTAATTCAGTAATTCGAGCTTGTGGTGCAACGATCAGTCTGGGCAGTGATTTACCTTTGCCTAAATTTGTTTGTTTAAAGGGTAGTATGCCTACACAGCGCTTGGCTCATTATCTGCAACAAGAAGCGGCTGTAATTTGCTTTCAAAATAATAAAGTGTCTGCTCAAAAAATTGATTCTTTCTTCAAAAAGGAACCTATCACAAAACTAGATCCTAGCAGTGTCGTTTGGATATCCAGTAAACCTTTGGAACTGATGCAAAAATCATCTTTTGTCACAGTTGAGAATAACGGTTCAACGGTTGTTGGTGATGACTCAATAACCCCAGGCCACACTGTGACGCAAAGAGCTGGTTTAGATGCCCGACAAGTCAAAAACTTGGAAAAAGTTTTGATCATGCGTGGGACCATTATTAGACCACTAAATTTGAACTGGAATGCAGGCGATATATTCGAAATAGATAGTAAGAAGTATGTCGTTTTAACTGCTGCACATCATATAGATACAGGCGCAATCGGGGGATCAATGGGGACTTCATCAAAGTTCTGGATTGCTAATTTGTAGGTCAAATATATGAATGGTTTAAAACGTGCAAAGATTTTAAGTTACAACGCAAAAGGTCGTACTGCACAAGTACACATTCATGGTTTAACTGATGGCGCGAGTGAAGGAATTACAGCAACTTTTGCCTATCCAGTCGGCGATAGTGATTTAGATACAGAAATTCAAATTGTGGATGGGGAAGACGTCTATGTCTTCTTTGAAAATGGTAATGAAGAACGTCCAGTAATCCATAGTTATGTCAGTCACGGAGACGGCGCGATTGTAGGGGTGCGCCGTATTCGACAAGACAATATTGAATTTATCTCTAAAGAAAATTTAAAAGTAGATTCTGGCACAACCGTTTCAATCAAAACGCCGTTAATGAATGTACAAGCTAATACTCAACAAACTGGTAATAGCACATTAACGGGAAATAGCACTGTAGTTGGTAATACTTCAGTTGCGGGCAATAGTGCTGTAGCAGGTAGTATGGCCGTTGGCACAACGCTTACGGTTGCAGGTGTGCCTATTGACCCTAAAGCTATTGAGGGTGCATTTAAAGACGCTCTTGATAAACTAGAAAGTTTAAAGGAAGAGTTAAAAGAACAAGGCGAAAAAATTGATGAAAATAAAGATCAAGTAAGCCAAGAGATTGATGAAAAAATAAAGGAAGTAGAAGAATTAATAGAAAATATTAAAGATTCTGATGCCTATAAATTGCTTGAAGAAGGTATTAATCACATCGATGAAGAAGTGCAAAAAATACATGATCAAGTAAAAGAAGTTGGTCAAATTGCGCAAAGTAAGGTTGATGAAGTAAGAGCTTATATTGATCAAGAAATTATTGATACTAAACAGATTGTTGAGCAGCATGTAAGTGATGCCAATATTCGTTTAGATGAAGCAAATCAACGTATTGATCAGTCTATTCAAGCGAATGAAGCGCTGGTTGCAGATGCTCAGCAACGTGCAATTCGTGCTGAAAAAGAACTCGATGACAAAATCGGATTTATTAAAAGAGAAACAGATTCAATCATTGCTGATGTAAGAAGTGATGCAGATGAAATTCGATTAGTCGCAGAAAACGCAAAAAAAGTAGCTGATCAAGAAGTTCTAGACCGTAAAAAACAAGCTGCTGATACTCTTATTTTTATTGATCAAACTAAGGCCGCCTTAAAACAAGACATTGATCAAAACTTAGTAAAAGCTGGTCAAATGATTGATGATGCTAAATTAGCATTAGGTGAAGAAACTAATACACTCATCAATCAAAAAATTGAACCTATTGTTAACCAAACTGAAGCTGCAGTTAAAAAAGTTGATCAAGTTGCAGCCCAGTATGTTGACCTTGATAAGAAAGTCGATTCGGGTTTTCTAGCTGAAGCTGAAGCACGTGCAAATGATAAAGAGGCATTAACAAAAAGTTTTGAGCTTAAGTTTGCTGAAATGCAAACTGAATTGGGTAAATCAAATGCCCTAATTTCAGAAGAAATAAAAACCCTTGCTGCTCAAGATAGAGCTTTTACTGAACAAATTAGTACTGCCCAGTCTCAAATTGGTGATAATAAAGCGGCAATTAATAATGTTGAACGTACAGTAGTTGATCTTGGTAAATCTGTTGCTGAAAAGACTGATCAAATTCAAGCAAGTTTAGATACCACTAATGCAAGCTTGTTAAATGCTACTGAGTTAGCGCGAATGCAATCACTTGGTAAGCCTTTGCGTGACGATCCAACATTTCTATCTGGGAATGGGGGGTTAAGCGCATATGTTGTACCTTCAGGTTCAACGTTTACTAGACAAGCTAAATCTACTGATAACCCAGTAAATAGTACCCATGAGATGCTATTAAGATCCACTGCTTCTCTAGGTGGTGGCTGGTATCCGACTGTTCCAACTCTTGTTGCTGCTCCTAATAAAACGTTTTTAATAAAACAAATTATTAAAATGCCTAAGGGCACTTATTTATTACCAGTTGGCAATGCTACAGGTACGGGTGGTTATTTACGTGTACTTGGGAATAAGGAAGGAACAGGTAAGTTTGAGGTTTATTACTCTGTTGTTCAGTGTGGCTATGATGCGCCTGCAGCTATCCATGGGCATTTCCGTGTTATTGCTGGCACTAATCCACCTTTACCAAGCACAGCAAACCCAGTGGATGTAATCCTAGCCGATTATGAAGTCTGGGACATTACAGCACTTAATGACACCATTCCAAAAGCATGGCGTGATCAAATTACTGGAAATGCTTCATATATCGAAAAGGTTGAATCATCTGTAAAACTTGTTGATGAAAAGCTTGTTTCAGAAGCAAAAAAACTTGAAGAACTAAAAACCGACTATAATTCGAATAAAACTAAAACAACGTCAGATTTAGCAACAATTGCTCAATCAGTTTCTGATGGTGATAAAGCCTTATCTTTACGCATCGACCAAACGAAAGCAGCTCTAGAAGAGGCTGATCGGAAATCTAATGCAAATATTCTAGAAGTTACTGAGTCACTTGCCGAATTTGAGCAGTCTACTACTTCAAAATTTAGTGAACTTGATACAAGTATCTCTAAAGAAAACTTAAAGGTACAAGGGCAAATTACTGATGTTCAAAAAAGTGTTTCAACCCTAGAAAGTAATACAAATACAAGAATAAATGGCCTTTCATCATCACTTAAAACTACTGATGACATTGCTAAACTAGCTTTCGATAATGCAGCAGAGGCGCAGCAAACAGGTACAACGGCGGTAAAAGCTACCGAAGCACTTTCTCAAAATCTTTTAAGCTTAAAGTCACAAACGCAAGTAACGTCGGGTGTACGTGCTGTTGTAACGTCAAAAGGAATTGATGACTGGACACGTTGGCGAACCACTGGTGAAGCGAAAGTAATTCAAGATGCTGATGCATTTGGTGGCTATATTCTTGAGCTTGGGAATAATGCCGGTAATGATGAGGCATGGGTTCACTGGAATGAGTTTGTAAAGATTAATCCAGATACGCTTTATCGGGTACGTGCTCGCTTCCGCCGTGTAGCTGGGGAATCTGGAACTATTTACCTTGGGGTTGCATGTAAAAATGCAGACCAAAGTAAATACGTAACGACTACAAACTCCCTTGCAGGTGATATGGGATCTTCTAACTACTTATTGTCGGCCGTTAAGCCTAATTTAGGTGAGTGGCAAGAAGTAGTTCTATACATGAAAGGTAAGTCTATTGGGGCGGCAACTGGTTTAGGGACAATTGATAATCCACGTACTTTCCCAGCACAAGCTGAATATTATGCCCCAATGTTTATTGCAAACTACAATTTCCAGACAGGAATTTGTCAGCTTAATTACATTATTGTTGAAGATAACAACTCTTTAGCTTCTGCAAATGATGCAACAGCAACTGCAAATGATTTATTCAAAACAGCAACTAACAGAACAGAAGCTGAAGCTGAAAGGACCAGTAAGCTTGAATCAAGAATGCAGAACGCAGAAACAGGTATTCAGAGCAATGCCCAAGCTTTATTGAAAACAGCTACAAAGAGTGATCTCGAAAGTGCCATGGGGCGTGTGGCGACTGATATTACAGCTGCAGTGAATAACATTAAGATTGGTGGTGTAAACGCCGTAGCTAATTCAGAAGCACCTCGAACATCCACAGCAGCAACAAGCCGTGAATACTTAATGTATGAACGTAGCAAAGAGTTGAAAGCTTTTTATGATGAAAATTTAGATAAGCCAGTAACGATTTCTTTTGAAATGAGTGTACCGGTTGCTGGAACTGTACAAGTATATTCATCTAATGGATCCGCTCATTTCTTCACAACTTCCGTAACAGTCACCAAAGCAAGTGAATTTCAAAAATTTGAAGTTACTGTGTTTCCTAAACTACACACTGGTAGCACAACTGAATCGACTATTGAGTTTTATGGTACATATGGCACAGGCCGAATTCCTACAATTCAAAAATTACAGATCGAAGCTGGTAATAAAGCTACAGCGTGGAGCCCAAGCCCACGGGATACTCAAAGTTCATTAAATGCTAATGCGGAAGCGATTAAAGTTACTCAAGCTGAAGTGAAGAAGCATGGTGATACTTTATCGTCTCAAAGTTTAGATATTTCAAAACTTAGAAATGATCTAACAATAACCAACACCGAAGTAAGTAAAAAAGCCTCAACTGAAGCATTACAAACCACAAATTCTCAAGTATCTGAACAAGCTGGACTGATTAAAGCTGTTACAGAACAGGCGAATACTTTATCTGCAAATCTTAATAAGTCCGCACCGGCTGGTACGAACTTGTTGATTAACTCTAATGTAGTTGGAAACTACGATGGCGTTTCATATCCTCATTTACGCTATAAGCTTGGTGAAGACTGGGAAGTAGGAGCAAAGTACACTCTTCTTTGGTGTGCAGAGCATACACGTGGTGCTGGTGACACTAACTCAAATTTAGCTGTATATGCTGGTGGAGGAAGTCAGTTTTTACAGCAGGTTATTAACACTTCAGGTAAGGTAATAAGCAAAATTACTTTTACGAAGACTTCAGCTGGTACCGCCAAAGAAGTTAACTTTTATATGCTTAGCAGACCAACTGCAGACAAGCAAAGTGTTGGTACTGTGTATTGGGCTGTGTTAGTTAAAGGGGAATTCATAACTACAGATAATTGGATTGCAAGTCCTTACGACTTCAATGCAGCATTCGATCAAGTATCAGCAAATTTAAATGAATTTAAACAAACGTATGTTACTGAAAGTACTGCTTTAGCTAAAAAAACTCAAAACTTAGAATCAACAATTAATGATCCTGTAAATGGTTTGGCTGCACAGGCTAAACAAATTTCCGACCGGATGACTAAATCTGATGTTGATAGCGCAATATCAACTGCGACCGAAGCATTGAAAACAAGTATCGGTGGTAAGGCTTTTGACAACATCGTTATCGGGGGTAATGTCGAAAAAAGTAAAACGGGTGGTTATTTACAAGTATCATATCCTTTAGCAAAAAGTTTAAATGCACCTGGTATTACTGTTACCGTCAGAGCAAAAGTTACCTTTGATAATGGAGGGAACAATGCAGCCAATTTGCGTGTATATATTGGCGGAGGTAATGTATTTAATGCAGATGCACCTATTTTTTCAGCTAGTAAAGATATCTACGAATTTACCTTAACTACAATTTCTAGAACAGACGCAACTGTTGTTAATTTTTATTGTTTTCCAAATTCTTCAGCAAATGCTAATGCCACTACTACAGTGCATTGGGTAGAAGTTTATGAAGGTAATAATAAAGCGTTAAATGATAAGGTAAGTACTTCAACTCTAATTAAGGATTACTCTTCTAAAGCAGATACTGCTCAAGCAATAACTTCTGCAACTGAAACCCTTGAAGCTAAATTTCGTCAAAAATTTGGCGATTTGTGGACTAATAGTTCAGCAACACTAGATAGTACTCGCTACACCAAAACAGAAACTAACCAAGCTATTGCTGAAGAGAGCAAAATTATCAAAGCTGCAATTTCTTCAAGTGGTGGTGACAACATAATTAAAAACGGAGATTTTACACAGCCTTTTGCTTTGTCTAACTGGCGTATAAACTCAAACGTAGCTGGTAGCATCATGGAGGTGTATAAAGACCAGAATGGAGCAAATTGGGGACGTTTTAGCTCAACAAATACAACAACTGCATTCAAAGGCTTTTTTGAACAACTCACGTCAGAAGATGGGTTGGAGATTAATCAAACATATACCTTATCTTTTAAGGCAAAATCTCTCACTCCAGCTCAAACAAGTTTGCTATTAATTATTCATAGATTTGATGGAACAAGTAACAATCAACTTGGCAGTTCATGGCAAATCAATACTGATAAAGAAACGTTATGTATTTTTACCTT